TTTAGTAAATACGCCAACTACATCAACAGCTACTAATATTAAATCAATTAATATTATGAACATCTATGGAATGGCCACGGGAGGAGATGCTGAAATAAAAATTTATAATGAAACTGGAAGTGCAACAGCAAAAAATTTAGTTTTTCATGGTAAATGGGCAGCAGCCGATAACGCTGTTCAAGAATTTAAAATGCCGGGAGCAGGTATTTATTGTAATGATGGAGCTTACGTAGATCTTACTAACTGTGATTTTTGTTACGTAATCGGAACATTTTAAGGAGTTAGCCAATGGCGAATACTACTTCCTCATCATATTCATTTGATCAGGATTTCTCAATAGATGAAATCATTGCAGATGCGTATGAACGTCTTGGTTTAGTTGGGACGGCAGGACATCAATTAAAAACTGCAAGAAGATCTTTAAACATTCTTTTTCAAGAATGGGGTAATAGAGGAATACATTTTTGGGAAGTAGGAAATACAAACATTAATCTAGTTGCAGGTTCAACAACTAATATTGATGCTACAGCTGAAGGATCTGGAGTATATACTTTTTATAGAAACTCTACAGATGTACCAGGAGGTGGAGAGCCACCACAAGCAACTACCGTTCCGGTAGCAAGTGTTTATGGTATATCAGATATTTTAAATGTTACTTATAGACAAAATTATAATACAACTTCTCAATCAGATATTGGTTTAACAAAAGTTGCTAGAGATTCTTATTCTGCAACAGCTAACAAAGCATCTAATGGAACGCCTTCACAATTTTGGGTACAGAGATTTATAGATAAAGTTACGATTACAGTTTATCCTTTACCAAACGCAACTGCTGCAGATAATTTTTTAAATGTTTATTACGTAAAAAGAATTCAAGATGCAGGAGCATATACTAACGCAAGTGATACACCTTTTAGATTTATACCATGTATGATTTCAGGATTGTCATATTATTTATCTATGAAGTTTTCACCACAACGAACACAGGAGATGAAGTTGTTGTACGAGGATGAATTAGCTAGAGCACTGTCTGAAGACGGCTCTGCAGCTAGCACGTTTATTACTCCGAAAACATACTATCCAAATATATAATGGCTAGATTTGCAAAAGGTAGTAGAGCATTAGCAATTTCTGATAGATCAGGAGCAGCTTTTCCATATAGAGAAATGGTCAAAGAGTGGACTGGTGCGTGGGTACATAATTCTGAATTTGAACCTAAACAACCACAATTGCAACCACATCCAGTAGCATCTGACCCACAAGGATTGATGCATGCAAGACCTGCAAGAGTAGAGTTTCCTACATTAGATGTTTTACCAAATAATCCTTTTCAAACATATCAAGTAGGTTCTCCAATTATTAATGTTACTTTACCAGGTCATGGTTATACAACAGGTGATATAAGAAGATTTAGAGGTTCACCAGAAACAGCAGGTGCTTTTAGTACTCCAAATGGAATAGGAGGAATAACAGGATCTACAATTGCAAAAGCTACTGGATATACTATAACTGTAGGAAAATATATTAGCGGCGCTACAAATACAAATGGGTCTAACGGAACAGATTGGTTTCATTTTAGTGCTGATACAAACGCAACAAGTGTTGTAAACGGAGGAGGAGGATTTCCAGTCTCAGTTGGACCGGTAACCTTAAAAGCATAATGGCAGGTGTATCAACATATTCATATTCAACATTAGTAACAGCTATAAGAGATTATACTGAAGTAGATGCTAATGTATTTACAGAAACTATCGTTGATGGTTTTATCATGGCTGCACAAAACAGAATTAATTTAGATCTTCCTATGGACTCAGACAGGGTTCAAGCAGAAGCACAATTTGCAACTGATTTTAATTCAATTACAATGCCTACTAAAGCTTTATTTGTTAGAGGTATAGAAGTATATGAATCAACAGCAAACACTAATGGTCAAGGAATATGGTTAGAGAAACGTGATCAAACATTTATTTCAGAGTATGTAGGTAATTTAACAGGAACTGCAGGAGGCGCTGCCGCACAAGATGTAACAGGTCTTCCTAAATATTATGCTATGTTTGGTGGCGCAACAACAGGAGCCAATACAGCTACGTCTGGTGCCATATATGTAGCTCCAACACCTGATGAAAATTATAAATATATTATTCATTATAACGCAATGCCCACAGGTTTGGGTTCTGGTGGTGATGGTGATTCTAACACTTATTTAAGTAATTACTTTCCACAAGGTCTATTATATGCATGTCTAGTAGAAGCTTTTATGTTTTTAAAAGGTCCACAAGACATGTTGACACTATATGAAAATAGATATAAAACTGAACTACAAAAGTTTGCAGCGATGCAAGTTGGAAGAAGAAGACGAGACGATTACACGGATGGAACAATAAGAATACCAATCGAGTCACCGCCTCAGTAATTAGGAGAAAAAATTTATGGCAATATCATCAGCAATTTGTAATAGTTTTAAACAAGAAATTTTAGTTGGTACACACAACTTCACAGCATCATCTGGTAATAGTTTTAAAATAGCTTTATACACAAGTTCAGCATCTCTAGGTGCAGGCACTACAGCCTATAGTTCATCAAACGAAATATCTAACGCATCAGGATCAGCTTATACAGCTGGTGGAAAAGTAATTACAAGTGTTACTCCAGCTTTAGATGGATCAACAGCATGTTGTGATTTTGCAGATGTTAGTTTTACTTCTGCTTCTTTTACAGCTAACGGTTGTTTAATTTACAATGATACACAATCAGATAAAGCGTGTGCAGTAATTGCTTTTGGTGGTGACAAAACTGTATCAAGCGGAACTTTTACAATTCAATTTCCAGCAGCAGACGCAAGTAACGCAATTATTCGTATAGCGTAAGGAGGACCTCCTTATGGCATCAACCTGGGGCAATAATACTTGGGGATCTAACGAGTGGGCCGACGACACAGTCACAGTAATTCTTTCCGGACAATCAGCAACATCAAACGTAGGAACTACTATAGAGGCTTTCAATGAAGAAGGTTGGGGTAGACAAGAATGGGGTAATTCTGGTTGGGGTGTTGAATACGCTGTTTCTCTTTCTGGTCAATTAGCAACTTCTGCAAATGGAAGTTTAACCACTTTTGATACACAAACTGTTTCGTTAACAGGTGTTAGTTCAACAGCAAGTGTTGGTTCTCCTATTTTAGATTTAACTTCTGTAATAAGTTTAACAGGTCAAGCAGCCACATCTGAAGTAGGTGATTTTGATAACGCGGGTACATTAGTTGGTTGGGGTAGAAATGGTTGGGGTGAAGAGCCTTACGGAGATTCATTTAATAAACTAGTTCAACCTACTGGAGTAAGTTCAACTGCTTCTAATGGTAGTTTAACTTTAGATTTAACATCTGTAGTAACTCCTACAGGACAAAGTGCTACGTCAAGTGTTGGTGCTTTAACTTTAAATTTAACTTCTGTAATATCTCCTACAGGTCAAAGTGCTACAACAAGTGTAGGTTCTTTAACAACAGGAATTGGTCAAACTTTAACAGGTCAATCTGCTACATCGGCAGTTGGTGGAATAATTCTTGATGCATTAACCGAACAACCAACAGGACAACAAGCAACAACTTCTGTAGGTAGTTTAACAGTTGGTATAGGAGTTGACTTAACTGGTGTGTCATCTACAGCTTCTGTTGGGTCTTTAACACTAGAAATAGGAGTTCCGTTAACCGGGGTCAGTGCTACATCAGCAGTTGGTGCAATATCCCCTACACCTATGACCGTTGGTTTAACAGGACAGTCAGCAACATCTAGTGTGGGTACAGGATTAATTCTTAGATATTATGGAAAACTTGATCCTAAAACTAGTACAGGATATAGCACTCAAACACCTAAAACGTCAGTTAGTGGTTACTCAACTAAGACGCCAAAAAACACAACGGGATATACAACTAAAACAGCATAATTTATGTTTGACTTAAAACTAAATAACCAATATAAATAACAAAATTAGGAGAATTAATAATGGCTTCAACATACACAGATCTTGGTATAGAACTAATGGCAACCGGCGAAAATGCTGGTACATGGGGAACAAAAACTAACGCAAATTTAAATCTTATAGAACAATTAACAGGTGGCTTTGCTACTTTATCAATTGCTGGTGGAGCAGGTACTCAAGCATTAG